CGGTCTACAGAGCTTAGCAGCATCAGCTTTTATAGAACCCCAAACGGTTTAAAAAAAAACTATATAACAATAATAGTTGGCAACCATCACCAGAAAACACTGGGTGTAACCGTTTTCGTTGCAAGTACTGGCACACCAGATACACAATCTGTCCAAGAACGTTTGAGTCAGTCACCTCTTGTTAAAACTTGACCTACCTTTGGCACAGTCCGTGTACCGATAACGGTCTTTACTTCCTTTTGGCGCCCTTTTGGTACCGAAATCGGTCGCTGGCAGCAAGTTTTGGCTACAAAAAGAGTAAAGCCGTCCAAATACCGCAGATGGTCCAAAGCATCTGGCATGAGGTCCGGATGTTCATAGGTAAACAGGGGTGCGGTATTTTAAATATTGACCAAATGAGTCAGTAGATATAGTTGTAATATTTTATTCAAGTATGCATAATAATGCCTTCATACAGAATCACAGTGCGCCAAGTATGATATTCACAGTTTGATAAACTTTACAGAATCACAGTTTTCTAGTATATATTCACAATATTATAATGCATGCATACAATACATATTCTTAAACATTAGTTCTGCGGCGTTTCACAGTTTTCTTTCTTACAGTAATATCAGTTCTGGGACGTTTTCTAGTACGCTCCAGTAAACCAGTTTGATATAAAAAGCGTTTACCTAAAGAAAACTGTGATAATTCAGTAGAAAAACGCTCAGTCATATCAATTTTCCAAAAATTATATCTGGCATAAGGATCTACCTTCTCTTTTGCAGGTTGTTGAGAAGGGCAGCGAGTAGCCATAGAAGTTATATATCTATATGTATCTTCTAAACCCTGAGGAGGTGGTGGTACAAAGCCCAATTGCCACTCTTCGAGAATACTAGGATTCATAGCATGAATGTGAGCTAATACATCTGCGTTAAGTGGTACTTTTGCTAACTGGAAAATAAGTTCTACTTCATATTCCTCCACGTGGCGTGTGTACTGCTTAAAATCAGTAGCATTGTATTTGTAATTATTATCTATTGTTACAGAATTATCTTTTTTAACAGATATAGTAAAATTTGTACCGTGAGTATTATCTACTAAAGTTAAAAACAGTTGGTTTCCCCAACAAATGCCATTATTTGCTCCCTGTGCACGCTGGAGGAAGTACGGTCTATTAAATAACTGACCATCAGAAGAGGTAAGAGAGCCACTGGGCGATGTGAAATAAATATGGGACCCAAAGTTTGTCTGCTGTTCCTGATCATCATTCGGAGTCAGCATATATCTGGTATCCGATGCATCGAAAGGACTAGGTATGGCGTCACCCATTACACCTGCTCTAGCCCAAAAATGTCTAGCATATAACTGCTCCTTTTTACCAAAGAAAAATACCTGGTCACCGTAAATATCTTTAGTCATTTTTAAGAAATCAGGCCATTTGCAAGTACTGTGAATAACATCTAGTGGTGCACCAGAGCGATCTTCCTGAAACTTTACAAAATTGACATTTCCCAGGCCTATATCACACATATCGCCATCTTCTATAATAGAGTGTACTAATTCTATTGCAGGGCAATCTCCTGGCTGTTTGGGCTGCTCGTCACATTCAGGAGCAACATCCCAATGTTCCCCTAATGAAGGTGTACAACCTACTATAAATAGCTGTGTTTGTTTGGGATCAAAAGACACATCTTGCCTGTTATCCCTAGACTGTTTGCTCATGTATTTGTTAGGATTTTCAGTGTCACCTAACTTATTAAATAATGGATGACCAGATGAACTGATACCTAGAGGACCACCTCGGCCTATTTCTATTGCTCTCAATTTCCAAACTAAACGTTCATGCTCTGGGTTATATATGGAAGGTTCAATTAGAGCAAATCTATTAGGATCTGGTAGTATCATTCGCATTACTCTATATTGACTTGCAGATACCTTAGGCACTTGAATAACATCTGCCTGATCATTTTGTCGAATTTCAAAATAAGGATGCCCTACAGTTAAAAGGCGTTCAGTATTAGCATGAAAAAATATATCAGTGTTTACAATATATTCATCCGTTGACAAAACTCTGGCAACCGGTTTTGGTGGAGGTAGATATAATATACCATTTTTCTGCGTCCATTGTGCCATCTGCAAAACAATTAAAAAATATCTGAATATTTGCGCTTTTTACCTTTTTTAAGTAAAGATGGATGAATGTAATAGGTGTCAGAAGCAACATCTATTAATATAGCTGGATCTAAAGGTGTAAAAGGAGTGTCTACAAAAACTGTATCAGATGGTGTGTGTGACTTAGGATATGACACAAATAGGTTATCACCAACATCATCAACAAATATCTTTAAGCTCACACTGGGTGGAATAGTTGGTATGGATAGTGTATTTTGCCTAGATGTACCTGTAATAATTAAATGAGAATTACTAAAATCCTCAGTTTGCTCATCTAAAAGTAAAGTTTCTAAATCTAATTCATTATTATCCACAGCATCAATAAACGAACTTTCAGCTAAACCATCCACTAAAGTGACGTCTCCAGTATGTTCACCTAAAGGTTGTAATTCTATAGCACCTGAATTATCTATGGTGCTCAAATCAAAATAAAAGTGCACATCTTCACCTATTAAAACACCTGACCGAGTTTGAATAGTTCCTCTTGTGCCTAAGCGACTAACACGTACACGTCCTTGCACATCAGAATAAGATACTGATGACAATTTTCTAATATCTTGAAAATCAGTGTCTGGAGCTGCCAGCACTTGTTCTAAATCTTGCTCAAACTGTAAAGTGATGTCATCTGCATCAAAGGCGGGATTTTCAAATTGAACTAGGCGGGAAGGCCTACTTAAAAAATCTACATTAGTTGTTGGCACCTGTTGCACCCGTCGACCGTAAAAGTTCCTTGCTCTTTGTGTTAGCCGTGGCACTGTGCCTTGTGGAGTGCTTGTTTTTGGTGGGTTAATAGAGCTTATATCCTCCAATGGTATTTCCTCATATTGTCCCCCTATAACATCACCATCAAAATGAGAATCCACAAACACATTTATGTCAGCACCTTCAGGGGCTGTAGCAGCTAAAGAGCTAATGTGAACCAATTGATATGGTTTAACACGACCCTCCACCACTATTCGTTTTGGGGCTGGTTGTGCAGGAGATATATCTAATACAGCTACAGCAGTATCATCTGCAGTGGTTACTACAGTAGGTGTACTTTCTGGTAAGCTAATATCAGATATAGGATCAGAGGTACTAACAACTGATGGTTGGCCTAATTCAACTAAGGGAATTTCTTCAATAACGCCTGAATCTGGTAACCCACCCGCCTCTTGCAAAGGTACAATTGATGAGCCTGCTGGATCAATAGCATCAATAGAAATAATATCAGGTGGTCCTATAGGGTCTATAGGAGGTGTAGGTCTTACTATTGTCCCTTCAGGTAATACGCGTGGTGTAGATGGTGTCAATGGTCTATACCCAAGTGTCCCACCTGTACCCTTGCCAGTACCTATGCCCAATCCCCCAAAGAATAAAATACTACTAAATATTTTTAATAGCTTATCTGCAAGAGTATTTCCCTCTACTTTATCCTTAACATCAGGTGGACAATTACCAGTAATAGCACACTGTTTATATAGATTGTCTACAGAATCACGTTTTATTCTACGTGGGTATACAGCATCCATTATAAACTGTCTAAGTGCCCAAAAGCATATGTGGTACCCCGAGGAAAATTCACCAGTTTTACAAACATGTCCCTTTGTGCAGTGCTTGCAAAAGCCACCAACAGTCTACTGCGTTCTTGTTTAGTGCTATCATCATTGACCCAGTTCCAAGCTGTGCTCATAGAAACAAAAAAGCTAGCATATTTCTGATTACATCTATTTCTCCAGCATTTAAGGGGATTTGCAGGACCTTTTATTATTGCTATTGGCGGATCCCGAGCTTCTTCTTGTAGTCGTCTAATTCGCGAGAGACCTGTTCTCGCAACCGTTCTATGTCTTCCTCCCACCTCTCCAGGAGTTGGGACAGTGCCTTGTCCAGTAGACCCGCTTCTTCTTCTTCTTTTTGATGGAACGGGAGATTCTCTTTGTTGTTCTCTTCGTCGTCTGCGAGAAGGGCTCGAGGTACTAGCAACCTCCGCGGTTTGAAGTCCTCCGGATGGAACTTTCTGCTGGGCCTCGGTGTCGGTGGTCCCACCGACGCCGGTCGTGGATGCGCTGGAGGTTGGCCTTGTAGAGCTAGTAACAGGGGGAGAAAGAGTGGTATTTTTATAATTAACAGTCCATTGTCCTGACTGTCCATATGTTTGTGCATCCTCGTCAAACAGTTGAAAATACACTCTGTCTCCATTTGGTTCCTCATAATACATGCCATCATAATCTACTTTGCCTTCCGTTTTATGCCACATTTCATTTTCATCTTGATAATAAATTTCTGTAAAATTTGTGTATGGAAATGCTTTCATTGGGTCATGATCAAACAACACTTCAACTGTATACCCTCTTTTTTTAAATGTATTTTTAGGTTTTGTATGTAACACCAGTTCTGCACTAACATCCTGTAATGTCCATGATTCTCTTGCAAATTGTGATTTAATAAATGTTCTTAGTAATAAAGTCATTGAAATTGCTTCTTTAGCACGGTATTCTGATACTTGTAATGTAGGAACAGGTTGCAACCCTAATGTGCGAAGGCCATCTTGCCTTGCTTTATATAATACAGCCTGTTCTTTGCGAACAAGATGCCAATAAGTTAATTGTGAGTGCAGATCAGTAGCCCCGCTTTCATAACTCTCCATGAGAGCCTCTTGCAGTGCACGAAAACGGTCTCTCAGCAACGTTGCCATCACCTTCTTCTTCTGGTGCTGACAGGTCTAATTGTTTGTATAGCTTTCTAAAAAAACATTTCCATGTAATATCAGTAATTGGATACACAGGATTATTATCTGAATCAAAAGGCATAGCATTAGGAAAATGAAAACACTTTAATCTACTTTGCAGATACATTAAACTTGATTCTTTTTCTACATCAATGTTCGTTGTGGCTAACAATGGAGGTAATTTGAAATGCAACGGTGCTCTGTGTTTTGCATCTACAGATATAAAATTACCATCTAAACCACTTCTTAGGTTAATGTCTATATATTGCCATGCTGGAAATGTCACATCATCTAATAATCCTAACCTAGTGTCTATTAGAGGCTGTAGCCAAAATTGACTTTGTCTATTCATTACAGACACTACTCTACCTTTTAAGAACTGTAACATAGAAAACACAAAATATGATTTTCCCGTATTTGGTGGACCCCAAAACACAATACATTGCTTTTTTGGAATTGATTTAAAAAACTCTCGTAATGCTCCTAAAAACGCAAGCATATTAACTTGTTGATATTTCAGAAAATGAGCAATATTTTTCCAATCACCATCTTCTTTACAATTATTACAACATTTCCATATCCAATTTGACATTGTCATACTTCTCATTTCATGTCTCTTATACATTTTTACTAATGCACTACAATCTTTAACATACTTTAAGTGATTGTTACTTTTAAGAAATGCTGCTGCATTACTATTCTCTAACGCCAATTCTGCATATTTATATGCAATTTCCTGCTCTTCCGTAATGTCATTATCATATGCCCACTGTACCATTGTAGCTAATTCAAATGTTTCTGCAGCTGATTGATGTTCTACCAATACTTGCTTTGCTAACCATTCAGGAAATTCTCCCATCATGAAATTATTTTTATTTAACGATTTTCTATAAAAGAACAGTGCAGCAGCAACATTCCTAATTTTAGGAGGATCACATATCAATTGGCATTCATGTACATTTAATATACTACAGAACAAATTTAAAACAGTATCTCTACTTTTGGCAGATTTAAATAATACAAGAAATAAACCAGAAAAACTTTGAATAATTACTTGTAAAAAGTCACAATGTTGCGGTAATATTACTTTAGAGCTTTCCAACACTTCTTCCGCTGCACTATGCACACTTATTACCCAATTAGGTGAGCAGCTTTTATTACTTCTAAAGGGTCTTGTAAGTTCTGAAAATGATATACCAAAATGTCTTTTAAACTTTGCCATATTAATGGCCCTTGTATTACTCTGTATAGATACCTGAGAACCATCGCCGCCATCTTTACCCAGCTCACTACTATTTGAGTTAGTGTCTACCTGTGTAAGAATATTTTCAGCTTCATCTTCCTCTATGCCACTGTCTCCAAACAGTCTCCGTTTTGCCTGTTGTCTCGGTGTATTAGACACAACATTCAGCTGCAAACTTAACTGTGAACTACTTTGTTCTGTTGTTTTAATATACTTTCGTTTTAGATTTTTAATAGCTCTGTCAGAGTCCTCTGTGCTCTGCTGATTGTATAATGCCAGGGAATTTCCCTGTTCCACAATAGCATCATCAATCAAGTTAGATATACAAGACCCATCTGTACTGTTTTCAAACAAGTCCTCCAAAGTATTTAAGCTATCCATACATTCTGCTTCCTGCAAAAACCAGTCATTTTCATTTTCAATATTTCCAACATTTTCAGTACCTTTAGTGGGATCTGCCATGGCGCACAGCTGATCTGGCACACCCAGGGCAAACGAATGATAATTCTTCGAGCAATAAATCGAATAATCGACGAGCTCCAGAGTCGGTGGAGTGTATAATCACTCGTATCCCTGTCTCACAGTTTGCACAAGAAGTGTCAATTCTAAATAGTCGTTGCTCCTCCTCTGCGACACTAGCATCATCAACAGGTGGCTCATCCTCGTCACTTAACAAATTGACAGGCAATACTAGCTCTTCTAAGTTAAGGTCAATGTCTCTAATAGTAGGTTCCTGGCCCCTCATTCTTTCTGCATGCACCTTCTACAGTACCCTCTCCAATGCCCTCTAACTAATATAAACCTTTTGCCTCTAGCAATATGATCTTGCTTTTCTGCTGCATCCAACAAATCCAGACATATATAACACCTAATAATCACCTCAGGTAAAGGCTTTTCAACTAGAGAAGCTAAATCATCAGGCTTTACTGTACATTGAAAAAAGTTTTCTCTTTCATATCTAGCAGACAAAAAGATACAGCGCTCACAACAGGCAAAACATTGAAAATTTCTCCAAATCAAGGACAGTTTTTTCTGGTGGAAGTCAGCCAGCTCTCGTATATCAATATAATGAGAACAAAATATACAGCACAATTTAAGATCCAAGAAAGGAATATTAAAAGTTTTGCAGTATTCATCAAGACGCACAGGAAACAGAGCAGCCAT